CATTTCTTGTGCTTGTTTTTTACGCTTATATTCTTCTAGCTGCATACCAGTTACCATCTGTTTAAGACTGCGATCAAACGATTGGTTATAGCCTTCCATGCCTGCACCTAGTGCGCTACCTAAGACTTGTCCTGTGCTGATAGGTTGTCTTGTTTGTCCAGACTGTCCTAACAAGGCAATAGCAGCGTTTAATAGGGCTTGCTGACCAGCACCAGACTGCATCCTTTGTGTTTCGGCAGGACTAATAAACTGAGAATAGTCTGGTTGTTGTCCGAATAAAGCTGATAGATCAATTGCCATAATTTATCCTAGTAAAGAATTTGGATTTCTTGCTCTTTGTAGAGCCAATAAGTTATAAATGCCAGAGTAATCAACTTCTCCTTGTGGCATCTGTGTTCTACCGCCCATCTGCATTTGTGGATAGGCTTGTGCTTGTTGTTGTTGTTGTCTACCTAATAAACCACTAGCACCTCTTAGTGCTTGCAATGCTTTCATTGGGGATATTGTTGAAGGCAATGCTTTTGCTGCTGCTTCAATCTCAGCATCTATAGCAGCCATCTCTGATGGAAGTGTCGTAGCTGGTACTGCATTACCGCCAGGAGTTAATGTTACCTCTCTAGAATAATCTGTTATTGGTGCGCCACTTTCAATTCCTGCTGCTCGTAATTCTTCAGGCGTTAAAGGTCTGTCCTGAATAAAATCACCTCTGTCAATTGCGTTTTGTAAAGCCTGAGCAGTTGGATCAATTTCGTAATCTGAAACTACTCCTGTATTGCTTGCAACTAAATTATTTGGTGGTGGCGTAAATAAATCGCCACCCATGTAAAAATCTCCACTATCACCCATGTTAAAATCTTCGCCTGTGGTAGCAAACTCACCACCACCTAATTGACTACCAAATTCAGCACCAATCTGTTGACCAGCATAAGACTTACCAGCAGATAAAAGACCTTCTTCTACACTACCGCCTTCTTGTACTGTATCTACACCTTCAATAATTGGTATTAATTCTGGGTGTCCACTAACAACGGCAGCAACTTTAATTGCTGCTTTTACAGGATCATCTGTTATTTCTTTTATTTGGCTTTCTGTATAATCAACAACAAATTCACCAACATCTTCAACAGCACCTCCTAGGGCACTCGCAGCATCTCCAACGAATCCACCGCACATAATTAATCCTTTAAGTGTTTGACTGTATTAAAGCCAACAGTTTTATAACCTAGTCTCTCATAAAACTGTCTGGTTTTATCCATGTCTACTGCTGTTGTTTGTCCTAAGTGCAGATCATCTGCACCCATATTTTTAGCCCATGTTTCTAGTGATTTTACTAGTTTAAGTGCTGCTCTACTACCTCGATACTCAGGCAATACAAAGAATCCTAGATCGCTTACTCTTTTACGATTACTAAAGAAATACTCATGGGCTAGTCCTGATATAAACCCAACAATTCTGTTGTGTTCTATTGCAATAAATCCGACTGCATTAGGATTCTTAAATAACTGTAGAATCTTGTGCTTTTCTGGTATTGCGTAAGCAAACTCTGCCTCGGCTACCATTTTGGTAACTAGTTCAAAAAACTCCTCTAAACGATGTAGGGTTAGTTTTTCTACTATCAGAAGTAACCACCTAATAATCCACCACCTAATGCACCTAATGCTGGTGCAGCGTATTGATTACCAAAGAAACCAGAAACACCAGGAATCTGTCCTAATGCGTAACCACCTAGACCGCCTGCAATAGCACCGCCAAGGACTCCTGCACCACGATTCTGATAGGTAGGTGCATTTGTAGTTTGTGTGCCATAGCTTCCTAATGGAGTGCCATAGACTGATGACAAATAGCCTTGTAATTGCTGATAGGGTAACTGTTGTCCAAACTGATAACGAGCCAACTGCTCTTGTAGAGGTTGTGCAGAGATTGCTTCTTGTTGCGCGCCCACTTGAGCCAATGTCTGAGCAGGTAGGAATTGTTGACCATAAAAGCTAGGTGCTGCACCAGCCAACTGAGCTTGGGCTAATTGAGCCTGTTGCTGTAGTCCTCTTTCTTGTTGGTACTGTGATCCTGCGATATTAGATGTAATATCCCCTAGAGACCGCCCATAAGCCTCTGTAGCAGTTCCCAAGGCTCTTTCCATACTACCGCTACCTAAACGACCAGAACGACTGTAAAGGCTCGATATTCCAGGCAATACTGCTTGGCTAAACTGTTGGGTTAGTGGGCGAGTGGCTGCCTCCATCATCGCTTGTTGGTACGGATTGGCATTTAAAAACCCACCGGCAGCAGTCTGTCCGACTTGACCTAAAGATGCTTGATAAGCCTGTTGTGCTTGTTGTAGAACAGGAGACTGTTGGCGAGCCAATGCCTCTTGTTGGGCAATCGACTCAGTCGTAGCAGCAGATGGGCTTACATAAGTCTGACCAGGAAAGAACTCAGGTTGTTGTCCTGTTAAGAATAGACTCTGCGCCCTCTGCAAACCTTGGGTAAGGTATGGGAGTAACGCTGGATCTACTGACGATGTGCTTGTGGTTGTTGCCATAGTTTTATCCTACGATGATGTATTTATAAGTCATGCCTGATACTGTATTAGCTGGATGGCTAATGGTGGCACTTCCGTTGGTTACTGCTGATATATAAGGCATTGTAAAAAGATTACTGGTATAGCCATTCGATGATAGATAACTCATTGTGGCTATGATGCTAGGTGTTGCTGGTCTAGTAGGTGAAGTATCTGTACCAAAATGCTCAATCGTTACACCAATATCAGATGGTCTCCAAGCTAACTCTACATAATCGTTTTTCTCTAAACCAATAAAGAAGTTTAATGAGCCAATCATATGACTTGGAATGCCTGCACTTTTTCTTTGTGAGATACCAAATTTACTGTTTGATGCTGCTACATTAGTACCATTTTTTCTAAACCATACATCTACAAACTCAGGATCATTAACTGTGCTTTTAAACTGCACACTAAACTGAATGTTGTAGAGTCCAGAGTAACCTGCTGTTAGTTTCGTACTAGTTACTAGACTTGCACCTAAAGCATAGTCTGTAGTGCTAAACGACATAATATTGGCTGCTGTAGTTGTTGTCGCAGCTTGGTCTGTATCGTCTTGTACCGCTAAATAAGGGTAATACGCTGTAGATGATACATCGTCTGTAGCCATCAACAAAATGACAGAATCTACACCAATACGAGCATCTGTTAAGGTTGTAGTGCTTGCACCACCTGTTGCTAGAGTTACCGATCCTGTATTGTTTGTCTTGCCATTCATAATCCCATTGACTACCTCTGCTACTCCACGAGGATCGCTACCAAATGGGGGTAATGCTCTAAACATTATCTAGTTCCTAGAGGGCTTAAATCGATGTCCATTCCAACTGCGGATGTCCAACTACCTGTAGGGGTTAATTGTAGACGATGATAGCGACCAATACCACGCACAGACACTCTATTTTCGGCATCTGCTGCTGTTTGTGATCCAAATACTGTGGACTCTGTTAAAAGCCTACGAGATAGCAAAGCCACGCTACCAGAGCCACCCTCAACAGTAGGTTTTACTAATGTAATAGATGAGGTAGATCCTGGCATTTCTATATCGCCTGTTTCTATGTAAGCTGTAGCGTTAGCACCAGAGAAGGTAACAATCTTTGCACCATCTACACCGGCTAACTGTAGTCTGCCACCAAGCCAAAGTCGGCTATCAAAGCTGGTCAAAATGGTGTCTAGGTTTCCATAAACATCCATGCCTTCTAAAGTAACGGCAGGAGTAGAGGTAGATGCAATTCTGTCTACAGTAGTTGTTCCGCTAGTCCAACGCTGAGTCTGATAATTGTAGATTAAAAGACTATCAGCAGTAGCTGAACTATTAGAGGCATATGCCCAAATAATTAACTTCTTTGTTGGGTCTACCGCAGCAGACATAAGGTATAAAGTACCTTCATCTACATTATCAAAGAAGAACCTGTTTACTTTTTCGTTACCAATTGGAACTACATTTTGTCCATCGCAGGCATAAAAGCCATCATCGCCTAAGAAGAATGTAGTACCGCCATATTGTATAACTGAGTTTGCCTCGTAGCACCCTAAGTTTCTACTAATATTGTCAAACTGAAATATAAGTGGACTACCAACATATACCATACGATGAATAGAACGATCCATTAATATCAGACCAAACTCACCACCTGTAACACCGACTATAGATCCACCATCGGGAATATCTTGGAAGTCTGCTTGGGTTGTTGCTGATGCAGTCCAAGAGGACTCGTCTCCCAACGCTGACCATTGCACTCTGTTTTGGTAACTAGATTGATAGCCTGATACTACAAAGTCTCTTACTACTGTTACATATCTTGCTTCTGGTGCATCTGCTGCTAGGTTTGCAAATAAAGAAGAACTATTTAAATTAAATCCCTGTAATTTATCAAAGCCATTAGCTGCAACAATTACATTACCAAATTGCGTAAATCTAAAACGCTGATCGGTAGGAGTTGTATAGTTTCCTGATTTGGACACATTGTTTAAATTTAATGTTCCAGAATCTAACTTAAATAACTTTGTAGAGCCACCAGCAAATACACTAGTAGCTCCTGCTGTTGTTTTGCCTGCAACAACATTGTTTAGGTTCTCAGATGCTGAGTTCGAGTAATTTACTACTGTAGGCAATGCACCATACCCAACGAGTTTAGAGTAAACATTCTCTGCTCGTCTTAGACCATTAGTAATGCCTGGCTGATCTGGAGTCCACTCCCCGAAATTTATTCTACTTATTGCCATTGTGAGTTTCCGCTAGATATATTTGACCAAGTTGTCGTTGTAGCTGTAATAGCTGTCCAAGACTCTGAGCCTGCTGTCTCTGCTGTCCATGTTGTAGAACTAGCTGATATTCCTGTCCAAGCCTCTGACCCTGCTGTCTCGGCTGTCCAATTATCGCCTAATCTATTACCACTTGCTACGATTGTGGCATTTGCTGTAATAACTGCATTAGCAGAATAAACTGCTTGTGCTTGTGCATCTACATACGCATTGGCAATAATAAAGCCTTCTCCTGCGTACTCTACACCACCAAGTGCTGTTACTGTTGCTGTGCCTGTTATTTCTGCAACAGATGTTCTAACCCGAATAGCCTCAGACTCTGCACTTGCATTGCCTGTAATTGTCGCATCACCTGTTCTAACTCGAATACCTGTGCTTTGTACACTAGCCTCTGCATTGACATCAGCAGATCCGACCAGTATTGCAATTCCTGTTGCATCAACTGTTGCGATTCCATTTACTATCCCTTCTCCGACCAATACCCTAATAGCTTCTGCTGTAATAGAAGCATTGGCTGTTATGTCTCCCGATGATGTACGGATAGCAGATCCATCAGCTACTACTGTTGCATCTGCACTTATGTCTGCACTAGCATTTCTTGTTCTTTGTCCTGCTGCAACAACAGAAGCATCTGCTGTAACAAGTGCCTCACCTGTGCGTTGGCGAACACCATCCACACCAACTGTAGCATCTGCTGTAATAGATGCAGAGGGGAACTTAACACACAGAGTATTCCATACAGGATCATCAAACGAGATATTGAGTTGGTCTAGATTCCCAAGGGAATCCATGTCCTCTAATCTCCAATTACCACATACTTCGTCTGTTTCCCAAGTATGATCGAATGAGTATGGTACTTGCTCTAAAGTCCCGAACTGATCTAACTGTTCGAGAGTTAATGCCATTAGGCTAGGGTAACTGAAAGGCTACCAGATGCAATCTTAAAGATGTCTCCTGTATCAATCGCCTTAGATGTCGTAAGGGGTGTGTGATATAGAAGGTTTCCTGTTGTCAACGCATCTAAGATACCGATATGGCTAATCGTTCCCCAAGAGCTTGTAGCTTGATCAAAAGTAATATCTGCTGTAGTTACGCTTGCACCATTGCTAGGCGCGCCAAAGGTAGCAGATTTACGAGCATAAGAACCACCAGTACACTCTGTGCCTGTATTAGCATCTGTTGGGTCTGTAGTGTAGAGACCAACATAGACTACAGAAGGAGAGGTAAAGGTTGTTGCTCGTATAGTTGCATTAACTAGTGCATTTTCTAGGTAGTTTGACATTTCAGCCATGTTATTTCCTTATCGTGAGGTTACGCGCATTTGTAAAGGCACACCCGAATACTCGCTATTTTGGTCTGCATCGGATATGTTTTTGATTGCTCTGTCGTACAGGGTTGCCCATGTCTGACTTCTTGCATCGTTAATTAAGTATGGCTCTGCTTCTAAAAGCGAGGCATAGAGGAGAGCATCTGGATAATTAGCAAGAAATACATTGCTTGCATTATTAGTAGAAAGTACAGTAGGTTTAGCATAGTAGAGGATCTCCAATGTATATGCTGTATCTGGCTTTGGTGCTAACTCAAACTCAGTTGCCAGGATTGTGTAATAAATTGGTTTGCCACTCTCGTCTGCCGGAGCATCCCTAGTAAACAAACTAGGAGACATATAAGTAATAGGGTATCTTGGGTTGCCTTGGATATGTAAATCCCGAATCTCTAAGAAGTCTGTAGGTAAGGCTACCTTGCCATCACCACTTACTGTTAATGCTGTAGCTGACTTTAACATCTGCCGAGTGCGTAGGTCTCTTGCTGTGCGTAACTCTGCAAAGCTAATAAAGTCTGGAATGACCGATGTTAGATCAGACCGACCTAAGTAGTTTGCTACCGATGTCTTTAAATCGGAATAGGTTGTATAAGCCATAGCTCTCTCTTAATCTTTTGGTACTTCGATGTTATGCCATCCATAGACATACTGCCCAATATGCTTTATCTGTTTGGATAGATCGTGATCTACCCAAGTATCAACTCCTGCATCCTTTGCTTTAATGCAAAAGTAAATGTCCTCGCCCAGTATCTTGTTGTTTAAAAGTTGCTCAAAGTAGAAGTAGGGTTTTTCCATCTTCTTAATGACACTCTGTTTAATCAACATAATTCCACATCCAATCCCATCTACTTTCTCAACGCCTGACTTAGCGTTGGAGTAAACCGCTACCCAATCTACAGAGCCATCCTCGTTAATATGGATGTTCCTAGCTGTAGGGTTAACGGGTTCTGCTCTTGTAGTTGCATTGACCCCAATAATATCTTTATCGTGAGCCATTAATATTTTTAAGGTATCTTTGGGAAACCTCATATCTGCATCTACAAAGAGCAGATAGTCTGCCTTGTTTTCTAGTGCTGTTTCTACCAACTTATTCCTCTGGTCAAATATTAGCGTTCCAGAGCTAGTAAACAGGTCTATATCGTGTTTTGTGGTCTTAATCGTATACGCACACATTGCTACTAAATCAAACGCTGTAGCGACTTCCATTTGCCCTCTAGCTGGCATTAATATAGCGATCCTCATACTTGACCCCCTCTAGTTCTAAATACCTTATTATCAGGG